TATGTTAAATGAGTAAAATTAAAATAGTTGATAATGAATAAAAATATTACATTTGCGCAATTAACCAGCTATGATTACAGAATAATGAAACAATTTAGTAAGCTTTTAAAGACCAATAACATAGACCACAAATACTACAGAAAGGATTCAACACTTGTAATTGATGACGGCTTTAAATCCGTCTTTAAGATAAAAGAAAAAGGCTACTGGCAGGCATGGCGACTGGATAAATCTGTCGAAATGAGTCAATTAATCTTCAGTTTTCCGGTGAATTGCAATCGGGATTTGATCGTAAAATGTGCCAGATTTAAGCTGATACCTTACCAAGTAATCAAGAGGTTGAAATTGTAAATTTTAATAAAAAAGTTACACAATTCACACTTAACATAATATTTCAATTCCTCAGGGGTTTTTTCTGAAATCCAACAAAAAGCCTCTGAATTATTGATTTGCCTGCATTTACATTTGGTAAACTCTGGTAACAAATAATTAGCATTATAACCGATGCTAAATAAAAAGGTGGTATTTGCGGGTTTTGCGGGCATCCAACAAAAAAAGCGAAATCAGGCTAAAAACAAATAAAATAATTATATAGAATATTGAATAATCTTTACACTCAGTTCGCCAAATGTATAGATTATTGGGTTTTCTATGCAAATAAAACCTCCTGATTATTGACAAATTGGGAAATGTTATCACAAATTATTGTGTAAAGTTGTGATAAAAAAACGCCACCCCGCTAAGAGTGGCGTTCACCTACTGCGATAACACAATAGGGTTCTGTAATCAGTTGTTAACTCGCGTAAGCCTATGGCGTGAACTGATTGCTTTTATTGGTTAAGCCAGCGATACATTAACCGCGTTCAATCCTTTTTTACCCTCAACGGTTTCAAAGAAAACAACATCGTCTTTTTCCGGTTCGTAATCTCCGACCAGCCCTGTGATATGCACGAATACTTCTTTGTTTGTTCCTTCTTCAATGATGAATCCGAACGCTTTTTGTTTGTTCCAAAACTTGATTTTCCCTTTATTCATAACTATTTTTTTGTGTAGAATCTAACATTGTATTTGCTGCAGGTATCTTTATTAAATACCTGTATAGTGTCTTTTCGCTTTAAAGCTATAAACTTCCATTTTTGAATTAGATATTTTTCCGGTTTCATAAAACGAACAATGTCTAATGTATCCTTATTCGTATATGTTAACCCTGTTTCTAAGCATCCTGAAAGCCTTGCATGAGAACCGATCCAACTCAAACAATGAACGTGTATCGAATCATGTACGGTACTATCTCTGATTGTTGTAAATATGTGATTCGTTGTATTTACTGTTGTGTGATTATCGCTGATTATTCGCCTGTCGGGTATGGGAATTTTAAAGCTGTCAATTGCCTGGTTGATTAATTTGTGTGTGCCTTCAATTACATTGCTTGAATGCAGATCTTTATAATACTCTTTTTCTTTTTCTGCATGTCTCCATTCCTCATATAAGAATGTACAAGCAATTGAGGATATAAATAATAATATGATAATTATTTTGAACATATTTAATTTGTGCGCATGCGGACGGATCGCAAACGACTTGTTTATTTTATTTGTGATTTATGTAAACACCTTTTGAATAAATATCCGCGTTGTTATTAGCTCGCTCAACTAATCCGGGTAATACTTCACCATCCGAATACTTCCATTGACGAAAATAATTAGGAATATTTGGATCGTTTGGGTTTGCATTTATTGCCTTAAGCAATCCGGATCCTTTTAATCTTGCAGTTCCTTTGTTGTAGTCGAAGTCGCAAAGAGCATCAAATTGATTTTCATTCAATGAAACTTTAAGAAGCCTTAATACATCAATGCCGACTTTCATATATATGTTTGCAAACAACTCATCTGCCCTATCTTGTGTAATAGGCTTATCAGTTGATCTAACCGGAGTACCATCTTCGTAGAACGTATTTCCCCATCCTATTGTCCATTTGCCACGAGAGTCTTGATATGGGTGCAATACGCACTTTTCCCAAGACTTAGTAAAAGCTATAATTTTGTTTGATGGAATCATTTGTCGTTCACTTTAAAGAATTCACCAAAATATTTTACACAGAATTTTCTTGTTAAATAAGCCACAATACCAGCTATAACTCCACAAAATGCAGTCATAATAAGCGCATCAAGATATTTGAATATCGTCTCTTGAACTCCATGATTGTACTCAATCCAACCCATCCATAAGCCAGTCAGCCATCCTGTAAGTTTATCGTACCATGTAAGATGCTTCATTATGCAGGCGGTTGATTATTGTTAATAGTTTTCTCGTAGGCTGTAATCCCCAGAAGTGCCAATACATACCCAATTCCACTAGCCAATACTATTGGAAATTGCTGTATAATTGTATTGTGAATTACAGATTCAGGCTTTCCGAATATTGCTATCCATCCATATACACCAGCAAATGTTAGTGTTAGCGGTATCAGCGCAAACCACGCATAAGTAATTGCAACAGCCCTCTTACTCGATCCATCACCGTTTATTCCTGTAAAGAATTCTTTGATAATGTGCCAGAATTGTTTAACCTCTTTCATATCGTTATTGTTTTGCTTGCTTTATCGAAATACAAATCCTGAGTATCAAGCGATCCCCAATACTGGCAATACTTTCCATCACCGAACAGGTTAATTAGATACCCGCAGGCTTGTGAACAATAAGTTTTCTTTATACCGCCTTTCTGAGCTTCCAGATCAATGATGTTAAATGAAACCTGTCTAATCAATTGGAGCAATATGCCGAGGAAATTATACTTTGATTTGAAATTATTGATAACAGTTTCATTTGCTGTTATATCATATCGCTTGATAATTAAATTCTGCCACTTTCCCTGAAAGAACTGAGTTGCAAGCACCGGTAAGAAACCATTGAATATGGATTGATAGAAATACAATTCTCCATCAACCCAAGCAAATATGCCACAATGCTGATTCTTTATTTTTTCCTTGCCTAAAAAGAAAGCTTGAAAATTCATAAAGAATCTACTGAACCAGCTCATCCAGGTATTGATGTCTTTTATATCGAATTTGAAATAAACGAATCCAATATCTCCGGTTTTGATGTTAGATATGTCATTCATCTTACAGTCCCTCAATTTTTATAATCGACTCAATAACAAACTGCGATATGCTTACCGGTAATCCGTGTTTATTCTTTATAATATTATCAATGAAGAACTGTGCTTCTGTAATAAGATCTGCACTCTTAAGTGTTACACCATCAATCAAAAACGGATCATCTTCATAATTGCCAAAGTTGGGTTTTGTAGGATTACCATAGATGTAGTTCGCATCAGATATAGTCCTACGATATTCATATAAGAATCCGTATGTGGTACCAACCTTAATATACTTTCTAAAAACATTGTCAGCCTCCCTATTGTCGGGTGAGAAGTTTGGAAGCGAACCACCGCCGACAACAAGGTACGTATTACCATCTGTTGCAACCCATTCAATACCGACGGCACCGGCGGTCGAATCTTTCTGATAAAAAACAATAGTGGTCGTTGATTTGTCTTTATCAACAGCGTAATAGCTTACCGTATAAGTTTGCGCAATCGAAATGATCGATGCAAAAACGATGGAAATTAATAATAAGAACTTTTTCATGGCAGTAATTTTTGGCAGTAATTTTATAATCCTTCAATTAAATAAACTTGAACTGTAGACGCGTCTAATGTCTGTGTAGTGGCCGCTGTTGTTAAAGATGTAATTGTAATCGAGCCTGACGTAACCGTGTAATTATACTGTGCTCCTAACGTGCCAGAAGCGCCGCCGGAAGCAAGCGTCACAATAGCTTTCGTGTTAGCTGTTACTGATGAGTTTGAAATCGTAACAGTACCGCTTGATAATGCAGCAGTAAATAATCTTCCGTTTGTACTAACCTTAACCGCAAGCCCGGTGCCAGCCAATGGGAACTGCATACTTCCGGTTGTTGCTAAATTTCCAGAATTGGCATATAGATAAGTTCCGCCTGAAGCGTTTGTGGTTGGTGCAGAAATAGAATTCTTTATTGCTATTCCTAACTGCATGCTGTTCCAGCTTGGAGAAGAAGATCCATATCCGAATGCGAAATTCCCGCGTGTGCCTGTACTACTGCCGCCTATTGTACCAATATCAAATAACACATCACCACTACTGAATGCACCCACGCCTGTATTCAAATGGTTGCCTGAACCAAAATAACAGCCGGCAGTCGACGGACTTGTTCCAGAGCTGGATACGTCAGGAGAGCCGATTAATAGTTGAACGTGTGTGCCTGAGCCTGTCGTTGCATTCGGTTTTATTTGCATACCGATTGTACTCGTCCAGCTTATCTTATTGACGTTGATCGCTGCCCAAACGTTTGATGCGCTACCGATGTTTTTTGAGTTATTGCCAGATGTTAAGATGTTCCCGGAAAATGTTTGATCCGGAACAAATGTTTGAGCCGTGTTTAGCCCTGCAAGCGTCTCTGTTGCTGTGTTAGGATACGTATAAGTAGTTGATCTCGGAAATGCAAGAGTTGTATTGAATGCGCCGGAGGTAATTAAATTGGCCGCTAACGTAAGGGTATTGCTTCCGTTATTTACGCCTGTGCCACCGTATGTAGGACTTATAATAGTTCCCTGCCACCCCCCACTTGTAATATTTCCCGCCAATTGAACATTTTGCGCTTGATCTAATGTAATGCCAGTTGTCATTACTCCGCTGGCATTCATTGTCCGGAAATCCATTATTGAAGGAATAATACCGGTTGATAATGTGCCTGTAGATGTGGTTCGTATTGAACTTGCGGCAATCGGGTTTGTGCCGTCATATCCCCAGCTCTGAATATTTGAAAGAACATCACCTGTTACAATAACAGAAGGGCTTGCGACTGTGCCTCTATATTTTAATAAATTCAAACCAGAGCTATTTGTTCCGTTTGAATATTGATATAAAGACGCTCCGCGTAATGTTGAAGTATTTGTATTGACAACATTAAATGTACTTGTAGGCGTTGACGCATCGCCTATCCTTACGTTTCCTTGAGAATAATATAAGTCATTCGTATTAATAGGTATCCACGGATTTGTTATTGAAAAATTTCCTGTTGAGTTATTATACGATAATGGAGATGTTGCCGAAAGACTTGTTAACCCTATACCTCCTAGAGCTGCCAATGTAGGCGTGGGAATGTTTAATACATTGCTTGAAAGCGTTGCAGCACCAGAGCCTCCGGTAGTAGTAAGGCTTGTTATTCGATTTGTATATGCAGTATTCCAGTTTGTCGCCGAGCTGATATATGTATCTGCTATGGGGGTAGCCTGCCACGTTCCTGTACCGATAGTTCCGACGGTAGTAATTGACGACTGACCTACATAAGATGAAGATATATCTATTGCCGGAGTTGCGCCGCCTGAAGATGTTATTCTATTGGTGGTTCCTGTTACAGATGTTACCCCTCCGGCCGTGCCGTTAGATACTGACGTTATCCTGCCTTTAGAATCGACCGTTAAATTTGTATTCGTGTAGCTTCCTGGTGTTACTGTTGTCGTTGCTAATGTTGGATTTGGATATGTACCTGTTAAATCGCCGCCTGCAGATATTCCGGATATTGTTGTTAAAACATTAAGATCAGCCCAAGCCATCTTCTGATACTTCAACGTGGAGTGATTGAATACTGATACGGAGTCATTGCCTGCAATGGTTGACTGCTTTAACAATAGTGGCCAATATGGCAATGACGCAGTATTCTGAGCCATAGAGGCTGCAGAAACAAATACGATTGATAGTAATAATAGCTTTTTCATAATTATAATAATGCGTATGGAATTCGTGAAACAGCAGTATTTGTTACAAACAAATACCTGAACGATCCATCATCATACCAATCGCCTGTATTCTGTCCTGTTATTGTAGTTCCTGTATATTGATTCGTGGCTCCCCAGTTCGAAGAATTGGCAAGCAGTGCGATTGTGATGCTGTCTGTTACTTTTTTAGGAACTATTGATGTGATTGTATCGATCAAGTATTTTTTATATACCAAATCCCCGTCATTCGTTAATAAATAGAGTGAGTTATAGCTGAGCACACCAAGTATTCCGGTGTCGCCATTTTTATTTATTGCAGAATCGGACAGGTCGTTAAGAAATTGATTTAAAATTTCACCCGTAATGGCATCAAGACCGTTTGTTTCGATGTACGCATCAACAAATGCTTTTAAATCAGCTCTTGATTTTATTGACACAGCTCAAAACAGTTATCGGTTTTAATTGGTATTTGATACGAGATCACGAATAAATATCTACTGAAATCATACGATATAACATTTGCCTCTGAATTGGCTATTGCCATTGAATCGTAGTTTATTTTTTTTATTAAAAGCAAATTGTAATTACTTAATGCCGACAACACCTCACTATCCATTTGTTGATTTTTAGACATGCCAACAAAATCAACCGAAACGAGCGCATTGTATAATTTTTTCTTTCCCGGAGCTTTTATTTCTTGAAATGAAACATCTGTTAATTTGTGATAAAAAAAACAGTCATAATCACTATCAAGAAAAACCCTTTCGTTTGTGCCGATTTCAATATTTATCTTTTTTTCATCAACAAGCATTTGGCGCGTCAAACCGTAATATTTTGGCAGTCCTGAAATGTTTTCCAGCACCTTTTTATTTACCGATTTTATTTCACTTGTTAAGAACTGCATTAATCCTATTGGTTATTACTTTATTTACCAATTCATCTTCTGAATCAGACAGCGAAAACAGTTCGCCAAATCTTGCTTCATTCCACTCTGCTTTATCTGATGCCGATTTACCTTTGAATCCTACTTCTGCACCGCCTTCTATTGGGGCTGATATGAAACTATCCATCATGTCTCCGGTAAATGTGAAGTCTATATAATCAATCTCTCGACCTGCCTTTTTTCTTTTTATGCCGTAGTATTTAGAATATGCGCCTGTTGTTTTTTTTGCCGCTGTATCTGCTTTTTCTCCGTTTGTTTTTTCACCCCTTTGCTGCACCCTGTCAGAAACTATCGCAACAACATCTAATGCAACTTCACGAGCCAGATTTTCGGGATTTATTTTTACTGCTGTATTTTTTA